TTACAGGTGCAGAGGGTGAAGTCACCGTAGATACAACTAAAGATACTTTGGTCGTCCACGACAACAGCACTGCCGGTGGGCGAGCAATGTTGCGTGAAGACCTGGACAATATGCCTGCTTCTGGTGTGAGTGCAGGCACTTATGGATCTAGCTCTGCTATTCCTTCGATCACAGTTGACGCAAAGGGCCGAGTAACTGGAGCTACTACCACTGCAATCGACAGCACTACTATCACTAACGGCACGTCAAACGTGTCGGTGGCAAATAGTGGTGAAGTCACTGTGGTCCGTGCAGGCTCTACAAAGCTTGTGACTAAATCTGATGGTGTTGACGTAACTGGTGAACTCCAGTGCGACACACTTGACGTTGATGGTGCAGCAGATATTTCTGGCAACCTGGCTGTCGGTGGAACTGTCGATGGTCGTGACGTTGCTGCTGACGGCACCAAACTTGACGGCATTGAGTCTGGCGCTACTGGTGATCAAACCGCTGCTGAGGTTCGCGCCTTGGTTGAATCTGCCTCTGACTCAAACGTCTTTACCGATGCTGATCACAGCAAACTGAACGGTATTGAATCCGGCGCTACAGCAGACCAAACAGCGGCTGAAATCCGTACTCTAGTTGAGTCAGCTTCTGATTCAAACGTCTTTACTGATGCTGATCACACCAAACTGAACGGCATTGAATCCAACGCAACTGCTGATCAGACTGCTTCTGAAATCCTCACAGCTATTAAGACTGTCGACGGTTCTGGCTCCGGTCTGGATGCTGACCTTTTGGATGGTCATAGCTCCGGTTCTTACCTCCGTAGTGACGCAGCCGACACCGCCTCTAGTGATATCACATTCTCCGGTGGTGCTGGTGCAGTAACTCTCGCCGCTAACAGTGACATCCGAGCTACGACTGGTACCTGGACTGGTGAAGCCGGTTCAAATACAGGTAAGATCCAGTATCACAGCAACACCTGGTACTTCCAGTCACAAGGTGGTTGGATATTTAGAGATGGCAGCGGCAATAGCCGCGTGTCGATTGACAACAGCGGTAACCTCACCGCCCAGGGCAACGTCACTGCCTACTCAGATATCCGTCTGAAGAAGGACATCGAAGTGATCCCTAACGCTCTGGACAAGGTTCTGAACATGCGGGGCGTAAACTACACAGATATTGAATTAGGTGATCGCCGCACTGGTGTTATTGCCCAAGAACTGCAAAAAGTGATGCCTGAAGCTGTTCGGGAACGCGAAGAGTATCTCGCTGTGGCTTACGGCAACCTCGTAGGTGTGCTGATTGAGTCAATCAAAGAACTAGAGGCACGAGTTCGTGAACTGGAGGGTGAATAATGGCTCTGCAAAATTCAGGCCCTATTGACCTTCAGGATCTTGCAGATGAGTTTGGAGGGTCAACCCCTCACCAACTATCTGAATACTACCGAAATGGTGGTCTGGTCCCAGGTAACAACACTAATGTTCCTGAGTCTGGAGCCATTTCACTGCAAGATTTCTACGGTGCTGTTAATGAGATTGTTTATACGCAATCTTCCAGCACTACTAACCTGCAACTGTCGTCTGCGTTTGGATCGAACTGGGGTTCGGCTGTTCCTAAACGTGTGATTATCAACTCTGGTGTCGTAGTTGGTGGCACTGGCAGCTATGCCCTTCGGATCAATGGATCTATGGGCGGCACACTAATCATCGAAAACAGTGGTTCTATCCAAGGAAAGGGTGGAGCCGCTAACGGTGGCAATGGTGGTAACGCTATCCAGGCAGACCACACCTCAGGCGTAACCATCATCAACAACTCCGGCGGACAAATTTACGCCGGTGGCGGAGGTGGTGGCCGAGGTGGCAATGGTGGTAGCGGTGGTACTGGCGGCGGCGGTGGAACCGGCGGCGGTGGTCAATACACGTCGTCGACATATCTAAGCTACGGCTCATCAATGTGTGTTGGTAGCTGCAACTACAACTGTGTGCTGCGCCATGGATCAGGTGCTTATTGCGGTAGCCAAGGCTGGCCTACATGTTTTGAAAATAATGATTCAGGCGGTAGCTGCTACGAGTGCAACCACTGTTATAGAGACACTACTCACAACACCAACGGTGGATCCGGCGGATCCGGCGGATCTGGTGGTGGCGGCGGAGCCGGTGGCAATGGCGGCCGTGGTCGCGGCTACAACCAAACTCGTCATAACGGTTCCGGTGGTTCTGGCGGTTCCGGTGGTAACTACGGTTCCGGTGGCTCCAACGGTGGCACAAATGCTGGCGCTGGTGGTTCTGGTGGCCGTGGCGGAACTGGCGGAACTGGCGGAACCGGCGGTAACGGTGGCGACTGGGGTCAGAACGGTGGAGGTGGCTCCACTGGAAACACTGGCGCGACTGGAAACACTGGTAACTCTGGTGCTAACGGCAACCGCACTAATGGATCCGGTGGATCTGGTGGTTCATCAGGCTCTGGTGGAGCCGGTGGCAGCGGTGGTGGCTCACGCGGCACCTACATCACCAATCGTGGATCAATCACTTTCACTAACAATGGCTCTGTAGCAGGTGCCTGATGTATGCCTTCCACAGAAACGGCAGGGTTGATTGGCGTATAGATCCTTTGGACCGTATATGGAGTGGCGGCAACCTCCTCGATATTGCTGCCACCGCTCCAATTGAAATAGTCAAGTTTGACAAGATTTGCAGACTTGATGACTTTCAATCCGCTGTATCCAAGCGTGAATGTTGTCCATGCTGTAACGGTGAAAGTTATTTCTACGCCGATATTACAAAACCCGGTATTTTACTTCTGACAAACCGCAACCCACTCCCAAAACCTTATCGGTTATTAGATGGGAGGCACCGTCTTTGGGCAATGCAAGCAAAAGGGTGGACTGAAGGCCCTTTCAAGATAGTAACTCTTGATCAGATAAAACCCTACCTCAAGATCAAAATTTAACTAATTATGAAATTTACTGTTCGTGAGGTCGGCCCTAACGCAGTTACGGTTGACTTTGCAGATGGATCATGGGCTGAAGTGCCTTATAGCGAAGGCTTAGATTCTAAAGATGATTTGATCCAACTGATTGATACATACGCTCCAAAAGATAATACAATCCCAGATGGTTTGATCGCATCCGGCGAAGAGCTGGAGTATGTCAAACCAGAAGTAGAGGAGGTTGCTGAAGAACCTGAGCCTTTGCTGTCCTATGAGCAGATGCGGGCCGAGCTTTACCCTTCAAAAGGTGATCAGCTCGACGCACTGTATTGGGCTCGTAAGGGTGACTCTTCACACCTGGAAGAGATTGACAAAGCCATCGAGGAAGTCAAAGCAAAGGTTCCTAAAGACATCAAGCTTATGACTCGTGAAGCTTTTTCTCAGTTCCTATTAGATGAATGATTCGTTCTCAGCAATGGAAAGATCGGATAACGACCTGCCATGAATGTCCACATCTTCGTAAGTCGTTGATGCAATGCAAAGAATGTGGATGCTTTGTTCATGCAAAGGCCGCTATCAAATGGCAAAAATGTCCACTCAATAAATGGGATGCGTAGCTTCCCAAAATCTATCTAAAAATTATTATGATTACTCTTATCCGCCCAATCCTATTTAGCTTTATTCAACGCGAAAAGACACAACGAATGATCGTTGATCTTCTTCGTGAACTTGCAAAAAAGACTGAAAATTCTGTTGACGACACTGCCGTTGACTACATCGAAAGAGGCCTCTTCGGCAAAATCTGATGGACTTAGGAGAGCCAATAGAGATCCCCTCTGTACGGCTCCCTGAGCCTTTTAATTTACCTCGTCCAACGCTTGACATACCACAGGCGGAAGTTCCGTCTTACAAGCCGCTTGTGGTCCCTCCTAGCGACCTACGGCCACCTCCGGGAGTCACAGGAGCGAACAAAGAAGAAACAACTAAACCAGCTAAAAATCCAGACATCAACTATCTGAAGATTCCTGTAATCGAAAAAGAGGTGCCAATGCCCTCTGGAGAGATCTTGATGACAGCAGGAACAACAGCAGTGGTGTCAGTTGCAGCAACTTTGACCGCTACTCAGGTATTCAAATGGACAGTCACCGCACTGAAGCCGATCCTAAAAAAAGCATGGACCACCATCACAAAAAAAGTGAGTTCATCAAATTCATCGTCCTCGTCTGGTCAGCCGGACTCCTCACCGCCAGCTACGCCGGACTAATGGAAAAAATGGACCCAACTTATGTCGCCAGTATTCTTAGTGGGACGCTTGCGACTTTTCATATTAACCGTGAAAGAAAAGAATGAAAAAACTACTTCTTCTCTTGCTTATCGCATCACCTGCATACAGCCAAAGTGTTACGCCTAAGTTTACTCAAGGCTCCATGCAGTCCACAACTACTACCACCGTAGATATTGATAGGACTATCGAAACAGAAGTCTATGGTGGCGATTACACCTCATGGTCTGGAAGCAACATCACCCCCAGCGCCGATGTCGCTGGCTCGCAAACAACGTTTTCTGTAACTACCTCTGGAGAGCCCTGGTCTCTGGAGATCACGACTCGCGACGCAGGCGTGGTAGAGACAATCGACGTAACCGAATCAATCGAAAGCACCTCTACAACTACGTCGCTGTCTATCTTCTCGCAATAACTTCACCAGCGTTAGCTGAACCTGAGGTTGTTAATTCATCAGCGCCACAGGCCGCTGCAACGGGAAACGTTACAAATCAAGCCGTGCAATTCCAGAACAATGGTGCTCCTAGTAGACAAATAATGGGTGCTAATAGTTCTTGCAATGGTGCAACTATGACGTTCAGCCCGTTCTACATGGGCAACGACACAATTCCGTATGAACCTGATGGATATGTTCGTAGTAATAATTTTGGCGCACAACTGAACTTTATGGTGCCACTAGATGGCGGCATGATTGAACAGTGCAAATCTATTGCGAGGCGACATGAACAACAAATGCGTCTCACGTACGAGCTTACAAGGGCACTGAAGTGTACTGAAATTATGAAAAACGGCTTCTACGTGAAAGGCCGTTTTGCTCAGTTATGCAGCGATATTGTCCCGATCGTAAAAACAACTCCTCCTAAATTATAATGGCATTTACCTTACGCGATGTCTTTCGCGACACAATCCTTGGCGTATATCAAACCAAACCTGAACTAGAAAAAGCAATGCGTCGCCTGTCTTATGAAGACGGTACAGAGCGTTATGTAGTTGTAGAAGATAAGCCCAAACGTAAAACTACGAAAAAGGCTGAAACCAATGGCGAAGAAGTCTAAAGCTACAGAAGAACAGTTCAATGAGCTGCACCAACTGGTGACAGAGGAGTTTCTTGCTCGTGTCAGAAGTGGTGAAGCAACAACTCAAGACCTAAAAGCCGCTTGTGACTGGTTAAAGACCAATGACATCAGCGGCATTGCTAGTGAAGGCAACTCGCTTGGAAAACTTGCGAACTTGATGCCTGTAATCGATCCAGAACTTGTGCAAAAGAGGCTACATGGCACGAGATCATAAAGCTGAATACGCAAAAAGGGCTACATACCTAAAGCGTTATCGCAAAGCAAACAAAGATAAGGATGCCAGCCGTACCAGAGCACGACGCAAGATGAAATGCGGTGCCGGTAAGGAAGTCGATCATAAAGATGGCAATCCGAAGAATAACAATCGCGAAAACCTGAAGTGTGTGTCCCGTTTAAAGAACCGTCAAAAGGGCGCTCGAAAAACTAACCGTAAGCGATGACTCCTTTGTTTCCTTCCCCGGATTACTACCTCTTTAACTTAATAACCATGACATCACCTGAAGCCAAGCGTCTGTGGAGACGTGCATTAAAGGAACATTTCGATTGTCAATGTGTCTACTGTGGAAAAACCTATGAATTACATGAACTCACTCTTGACCACGTCCATCCTCGCTCGAAAGGTGGAGAAGATATTTCAAGCAATGTTGTCCCGTGCTGTCGGGCTTGTAATCAGGATAAAGGAAGTACCACAGACTGGCTTGGTTGGATGCGCGACCTGCATGGGTTGAATCCGTTGAGGGAACAAAGAATTATTGAACACATACACTAATGAACGACGAAGAACTACTAAAAAATAGGACAGCTCTTCTAAAAGAGATTACTAAGGTTGGCAAAGAGCGTGACTGGCGTCGTGCTGAGGCACTTTTTAGAAGCCTAAGCAGTGGCAGGCGAACTGAGCTAAAGCCAATGATGTTCGACGGGATGCAACTCGGCAACACCAGAACGATGCGGTCTCTTGCCATTGGTAAAGAGGTCAACACTGACCTGATGGTCGCAGGAGGTCGTGGCACGAAAAACCTGGATGCAAGTCTGGAATTTGGCAACACTTTCCCTGGTGATGGCTCCGGTGCTTACGGCAAACCTAAAAAAACCGGCCCGACCAAGATGACTCCTCTTAAACGAGCTGCTCTTGGCTTCATGATCGGTGATCAGATGCAATCTTGGCCTGATAAAGACCTGAACTATCGGGTTGATCCGACTGACAAAGCCAGAGGTCGTCTCTACCGGATGATGACTGGTGGAGCGATCGATTCTTATCCAAAACGTCCGACTAACGCTGGCGGTGCTCAGGTTGCTCAGGGTATGCGTAAAGGGGAAGCTAAGTTCCAGCCCCGGAACGCCAAGGGACAAATGAAACCTATGGTCAACTGGAATCCGAAGTCTCTTAAAGAGAATTTGGTCAAAATGGCTATGGGCCAGGGCATGAAATATGTCACCAGGGGAGCTGTCGGTGATGCACGGGCTCAACTGCTGATGACTGCGGTCGATATGGCTAATGCCATGACCGAACAGGCCACCGGCAAGGACTTTGCTGGTCACTATCAAGATGCCAGCGAAAGATTCGAGAAATCTGGTGAATTTACTACCCCCTAGAAGCCTCTATAAGGCCTCTTAAATCACTAAAACGATAGAATATACATGAGTAATGTTATAGAGGCATTACAGGGCGATTTCAAGCTGTTTCTGCAAGCTTTGTGGGATCAGCTTGAACTCCCTCCGCCGACAAGAGCGCAATTTGCTATCGCAGATTATCTGCAACACGGTCCGAAACGTCTACAGATCCAAGCTTTCCGAGGAGTCGGTAAATCGTGGATTACTGGGGCTTTTGTGCTGTGGCAACTCTTTAACGACAAAGAAAAAAAGATCATGATTATCTCCGCTTCTAAGGAGCGTGCAGACAACATGTCGATCTTTCTTCAGAAGCTGATTATTGAGACACCGTGGTTAAATCATTTACAGCCCAAATCCGACGATGCAAGATGGTCGCGGATTTCATTCGACGTAAATTGTTCCCCACACCAGGCTCCTTCCGTGAAGTCTGTTGGTATTACAGGTCAGCTTACGGGCTCTCGTGCAGATCTTATGGTCCTGGACGATGTGGAGGTTCCCGGCAACAGTATGACCGAAATGATGAGGGAGCGTTTACTACAACTAGCGACAGAAGTTGAGTCTATTTTGACTCCAAAACAAGACAGTCGTATTTGTATTTTAGGAACGCCACAGACATCATTCACGATCTATAAAAAGCTTGCTGAGCGGAACTACAGACCGTTTGTCTGGCCTGCGCGAATCCCGAAAGAAATCTCCACGTATGCCGGCAACTTGGCCCCTCAGCTCGTGGAAGACATCGATAACGGAGCAGTAGCCGGTGAGCTGACAGATCCAGACCGTTTTGACGACGACGACCTCGTACAACGTGAGGCGTCCATGGGTCGGTCGAACTTCACCCTCCAGTTCATGCTGGATACCGCCCTGAGTGACGCGGAGAAGTTCCCCCTCAAGTGTTCTGACCTCATTGTCACGTCAGTCAACGCCGAAGAGGGTCCAGACCACATCACTTGGTGCTCTGATCCGTCCAACGTGATCAAAGACCTGCCGATCGTGGGTCTACCGGGTGACTACTTCTATTCACCGATGAAGATTGGCGGTGATTGGAGCCCGTATCAGGAGATCCTGTGCTCCGTGGACCCCAGCGGTCGCGGTGCTGACGAGACAGCAGCCTGCTACATGTCCCAACGCAATGGTTTCCTGTATCTCCACGAGATGCGGGCGTACCACGACGGCTATAGCGACGAAACCCTTCTCGACATCCTTAAGGGGTGCAGGAAATACGGTGCGACCAAGCTCCTCATAGAAACGAACTTCGGGGATGGCGTCGTTGCTGAGCTGTTCCGTAAGCACCTAGCCCAGACAAAACAAGCCATTCACGTCGAAGAGGTCCGAGCGAACGTCCGTAAGGAAGACAGGATCATCGATGCCTTGGAACCCGTTCTTAACCAGCACCGCCTGGTGATCGACCGCAAAGTCATTGAGTGGGATTTCAAATCGAATCCCGACTTTCCGCCTGAACGTCGTCTTTTATACATGCTGTTCTATCAAATGAGCCGCATGTGTAGGGAAAAAGGTGCAATTAGGCACGATGACCGCTTGGACTGTCTTGCACAAGCTGTTTCATATTTCCAAGATGCAATGGCGATCTCTGCGCGGGAACAGATCAACCTAAAGCGCCACGAAGAGTGGATGGACATGCAGGAAGCCTGGTTTGAGGACCCGGAACAAGCTGCAAATCACATGGCTTTGGGTATGAATCTTGACCAACGACGTGAGGCTCGCAACAAAAACGGCTCAGGTGGTGTCTTTACGTGGACATGACATTAGAATTATTCTCATATACGGGTGTGGCGTCCTGTGCAAGAACGAGTCGTTTGCAAGATGAGCCCGGAGAACAAAAGCATCCTTAAAGAGATGTGCGCCATGCTTGGCGTGACCATGGACAAGTTCCTTTATGAGGCCGCTCGGCAGGAAATCCATCAGGCAGCACTGCGGTGCCACAAGACCGAAGCGATTCTCAAGCAACGCGGTGTGTCTCTAGACCCTCGTGTCCATAAGTCTTGCTGGGGTATCTCTTGCTATGGCTGTGTCCACGAGGGACAGTGCCGTGCTGGGATGAAACCTGATGCACGATTCAAGATCAGGGAGGAATTCGAGCCGTTTGTCAAGCAAGAATTCCTGGATTCTACGAAATTGTAATAAAAAGTAGTTGCATTGATGTACGCCAGTGTTCAATTTGGACATAGACAGATCCTTAAACAAACATTGAGAATCGCTATATCGCGTCTAGGTCACCTACTTGCCCAAGTCACATGAGGAAAAGTTTGAACGAAGTACGGCGTACAAAGTCGCGCTCGAACGTTTCAAGTACCGGGTAGCTGCCCCTGAAGCCTTTGATGAATCACATGAATACCAAGATGCGTTCAAGAGGTGGAGCAAGCGTCGGATCGTCGATTACAGAGCGGGTGCTAAGTCTTTTGCTTGCTTCGCTTTCGGAGCGCTCGCAGGCATCTCGCTCTTAACTTGCGTCCACGCTGAGAATCCCAACACCTCACTAAAACAAGGGGAACCTCACCCTGGCTGCTCACTTGTTAAGCCCGAAGGAACGGATTTAAGGAAGGCGCTTTGAAGGAAAAGCTCTGTCTAGAGCAGTGAATAGATCAAGGTCATACTTAAGTTCACCCCGAGATCCCCGGATCCCTTGCTAGACAAGGGGTTTGGGGTTTTCTACTTTTAACCCCTTACTATAGAGGGGGCCTGAAGGCATTTTTGCTTCGGGGTGGACGAGATGCCTATTAAATCGGGCCTCCTTTACTACTTAAGTAAGACTTAGGTACTAGAGATACTTGAGACATCAAGTCCTTCTAGTAGGGAAGACATCCTCAGAGAGCCACCTAGCTTATTCTCAGAAAAGAAGGAAGTTAGATCAGGTCTTTTCTTAGGTCTTAACTGAGGTCGCACTTAAGTCGTCTATAGCACTATTAGTGCTTAAGAGCCTTGTGTATCTATAGTGGTCTAGCCGGGACGGTGTTTGTGGTCGTCCTGGTGTGGTTGAGGGTTCCTGTGGTGGGAGCCCTCTCAAAATTTTGACAAAATTGTGTGAGACCTCTACCGCGTGTGTAGGTAGCGAAATTTACCCCGGTACCCCCCTTCCGATTTCACACAACTAGGGCCGCGAGATCCCAGTCATAGCAAGGGGTCTGGCCGTTTCGACGCTGTGACATCCTGAGCTGAGACGGTACCCACACCGCTGAGTATTTCTACCGTGTCTCGTCTGCGTCTCAGCGTGGTGTGAGTGTGTCGCGATCTGTCGGTCATCAACTGAGCTTATCAATCGACAGTCATCGATAAGTCTTTAGAAGAATGAGTAGATCTACCTAGGTTCTTGCTGGTCTGGACCTATTCGATGGTCTAGTGTGCAGATGTGCAGACGAGCACGACAGCTCGAACGCACACAACCACTAACCACCACACCACCACATGAAGAACGCACTAATCGCGACCTCAGCCAGCTTCCTAGTTGTTGGCCTGTCTTGCTTCGCTGCTTTCCTCCACGACACAGCCATTTCACGCAAGTTCACAGCCAAGACCCTTAGCGGTCTCGCGCTTGCCTCAATGGTTATCCCTGCTGTCGGTGTTCTCCCTCTGATGGCTGCAACGGAGCTGGACTGATGACGACAACAACACTGGCGACCCTGTTGGTCCTTGTCCTTCTGCCTGTCGTCTTGCTTCTTTACTTCACACAAGACAGCAAGACCAAGGCCCGTCGCATGGCCCGCAACGGCTGGCGACACAAACAGATTGCGCAACGCTTCGGCGTTACGACTCAGCAGATCACCGCATGGTGTCGAGCATGACCCTTCCATCTCTATTCGATCCGTTCGATGACGACGCTTTCCTGGCTCGTCTGATTCAGCAGCAAGAGCAATCCAT